GATTTTCTGAATTGCTGGTTGATCCTATTCTTTCTGCTTTGGTAAGTCATCAAGGACCTTTAAAAATCACGCGACAGCCAGGCGTTCCTGAGCAAAAAGGACAAATCGTAATATTTCCAACTATAATCACGAGTGTTGTTCCAGTTGTTTGATGGAGAATTAGAATGCCAACTTATGAATATGGTTGTTTAGTCTGTAGCGGTTCTTTCGAAATTCGACAATCTATTAAAGATGAAAAAGGCGCCGAGTGTCCTTATTGCAAAACCTTTTGTCATAATCGATTAATTTCATCATGTACAAGTTTTTCGCTGAAGGGTGGCGGGTGGTATAAAGATCTATACTCTTCGAAAAAAGATTAAGTTTTATTTAAAATTCCTTTTTCAATTAATCGTTGCCAAATTAAATTCATCCATATTTCGTATCCTTTGTGTGTTGGATGAATTTTGTCGTTCGTTTTTTCAATTTCGTTTTTTGTGTAAAAAACGTTATCGCCTAATTCATCAATGATTATTTGCTTAATTTCGTTTTGACTTTTAAAGCGTGAAGGTAGGGCTTGGGGTAAAATCCATAAAATACGAACGTTGTGTTTTATAGCAACATTTTTTATATTTTTTATGTGTTTTCTTTGAGTCTCTGGTGAAGCAATTCCAGAGTCGTTTGTACCCAATGAAACAACTAGCAAATCTGGTTTATTTAGCGTTATAATTTTTTCGATTTTGGGTGACCAATATTGCACACCCGAACCCCTCAAGCAATTTGATATTGAAATATACCCATATTGTTTTGCTAATTTATGAAAAGTAGAAGTCATACCTTCGGCGAGCGAATCACCCAAAAGCAATATTTTTTTATTTTTTGCAATTGAATTTAATTGCACATGAGTTTTTGCAAAAAAGTAAGCTTCTTTTATTGCGTTTATCGGTTGAATTATCAATATTGTAATTAAAGAAAAAAAGAAAAAATTCATGAAGTTAAAGCCTCGTAAACTTCGAGTGGAATTTCTTTTTTGGGATCGTTACCAATTGAAAATCCTCTGTGATTTGCAAAAGCTAATAAAGCAGCCTGGGTACCTGGGCCCCAAAGGCCATCAATTTTAAGCGTATATAGTTTCAATTTTGCTAATGATTCTTGGGCTTTCATCAACGAAGTTTTCGTCCATGTCATCATTTTTATTTCGGGAATTGTCGTACCTTGAACAGGTTTTGAAAACAATTGGCCCTCTGACAAACGACGATTATATAATCCTTTATTTGTCTGCAAAACGCCATTTATTCTTGCTTTGCTCCATTCTAGAAGTTTTTCAGGAACGATTTCAAAATTGCCAGAATTTACCGCCTTTTGAACGCCCGTGTTAATAATGCCGCCTTCGCCTGTGTTAAAAATAAAAGAAACTAATGCGTCGAATTGGTTTTGATTTAATTTTACCGTTATGTGTTTTTTGACAGCTTTTTCGAATCTTTCTACATCTTTTGCAAGAATGTCCATCGCTTGTTCGCGGGTAATTGTTTGATAATTTTCTCCAGGAAGAATTACATGTCCGACACCAATCGTTGGTTTACCAGCTATACAAGTATAGCGATTTAATTTTAGTCCTTCCCACTTGGTGATTAATTCTAAACCTATTTGTGAAGTTTTCATTTCATCGTTGATACTCATAATAATTCTCCTGAAATAATTAGGATGCAATGTTTCATCTTGTTGCGATAAAGTCTTATTACTATATGTCGATTGACAAGAGGATGTTGGCCATGGCAGCAGAAGTTGCCCGAGATAAACCCGAACGATATGACAATCGTTCTTTCTGTCTCGGCGCTGTTGGCCTTAGAAAAGATGGCGTTATCGTAACTGCGAAAAATATTGCTGCCGCGAACGTAGTTCCTACGCATCATGCGGAAGCGCGTGTAGTAAGAAAACTTACTCCTGATTCTATCGTTTGGGTTGCAAGAGTCTTGCGATCTACTGGCGAATGGACCTTGTCACGACCATGTACTGGTTGTCAAGGAAGAATGCGCGCTGCAGGTGTTCGAAAAGTCGTTTATACAATCGCAAAAGATGAATGGGGAACAATTCAGTTAATCGATTGATGCAATGTCAGTTTATAAAGAGATAAGATAAAAATATGTCAAACGTAGTTTCACTTACCGAAAGGCGAGAAGTTTGGAAGCCTGTTTATACTAAAGATGATTTGCGGGTTTATATTTCAAGTCACGGACGATTTAAGCTTTTTAATGGTAATGAAATTACGCAACTAGAGTTTTTTGATTCTGTTTCTTTCTTAAAAGATCTTAGCGAAGCACTTGAATACGTCATGTGCTCCATGTACAACGAAGTCCACTGATACTAAGTTAATAAAAGGAAAAACAACATGTCTAAGAAGAACAAGCCTAGCAAGAATTTCATCAATGAAACCCCCGATGTTTATAACATGGACGACATCGGTTATATGACGGACGAGGCGATCCATGATCGCTCTCAGCGCCTTGAAAACGAAAGGAATCGCCTTCTTTCCATGAACAAGGATGCGCATCTTTGGGAAGTCGAAGTTGCATATCTTCGCCGCGAGCAGCAGCTGCGTCAAACTCGTTCTGAACTGCATGCAGAGTATATGAAGAAGTTTGTACCTCAGGCTGAGGTTGATGTAATTCTTGCTGAGTCGAATGAGACTACTGAAACCAGCGAGTCGAATTGAGATGCTAAACAATACATCAAAGCAAAATACGATTTCGAATTATTTGGGATCGTTGCAGACCTATCCACAACTAGAACATGATGAACTAGTTCAACTTTTTCAAACTTATGAAAAGGGTGGAAAGGACGCGACTCGTGCTCGTCAAAAATTGACCGAGTCCAATTTGAGACTTGTCGTTTATATCGCAAAGAAACACAAGGGACACAATATTCCTTTGGAGGATCTTATTCAAGAAGGTAATCTTGGTTTACTAAAGGCGATTGATAAATTTGACTGGAAGAAGGGTTTTCGTTTTTCGACTTACGCGACGTGGTGGATTAAGCAAGCTATTAGTCAGTATGTCCTGAAACGTAAGAAGATCATTCGACTCCCAGCGCATGCTGCATCTGCGCAAAAGAAGTTAATCGAAGCGTCAGATTCATTTAAAGAAATGATGGGATACGGTCCTACTTCGGAAGAACTTTCTGAAATGATCGACGTGTCAGAAACTGTCGTTAAGGCGACGATGCAGTCTGGCAAGAATATCGTATCTTTGCAACAACAAATTGGCGACGATAGTAATTCAACTCTTGAAGACAAAATCGAGGATACGAACCATGCCAATGATCCATTCGAGTGTTTGTCAAAAAAAGAAATGATGGGCGTTGTCAAGAAAGTTTTGACAGGACTTTCTACAAAGGAAGCAGCGATTCTGCGCCTGAGATTTGGGCTCTACGAAGATGTGGATTCTAGCGAATATGAAGTAACAGACGCAGAGGCTGCAGCAATTGCTTTAGGTAATGGTCTAACATGATTCTTATCACATTGATGGGTACGAATATCTTTTTGTCGATAATGACGCTTTTTTACTTAAGAAAATTAGTGAAACTTTATCGTCAGCAACAAGATGATACTCATCAAATTCAAGAACAAGATATTCACAGCCTATTAAATCACAGATTACTGGATCTTCAACACAGAAAATATTCGTTGCAGCGTAAACCATGAAAAAGAATAACAACAAAGAGTATGCTACGGTTCTCGATGATGACGGAATTAATTACCGAGAAATTGCAGATATCATGTCAGAGATCGGATTCGTAATGAATCATTCTTCGGCAAGAAACTATGTTCTTAGAGTTATGACGAAGTTCGTCGAAGCTTTCGACGAAGAATGGGACCTAAGATTGTCTGATGACAAGATTCGAAATGTAGCGTCTTCGGCACAATTTCAAAACGTGATTTCTGATATGCTGCACAGTCTAGAAACAGCAAATAGCTCTAGCAATTAACTTTAAGATATATATAATGAGGTAAAAATGTCAAAATTTCAAATTAAGAAATTACCCCCGATTAAACTTACAGACTTGCTAAGAAGAAGAAAAACGAATCTTAAAACTTTTCTTAAATCTTCTGGCATCACTACGTACGTAACCCTGCAACACAAATGCAATAGTTTAGGCGTTTCTGTTCCAACAGAAGAAGAGTTCGGAGCCGCAGTTGATGTCGTTGTTTCTTCTCCGCAGGAAGGGGTCGTCGTTTTAGATCCGCCAGTCTTACTTAAAGACACAGGTCAAACTGTACAAGTAGATGATGCTATCCATCATTCTATCGTTGTTGAAGATAGTTCTATTGTTTCATTAGAGTCTTCTAGCTCGAATCCTACGACAGAACCAGCAGAATTCGATGTAGAAAAATCTAACACCGAACAGCGAATGACGTTTCAACAAAAAAATTCAAAAAAGAAAAAAGAAAAAGACGTAGCAACGTTAGACCGATCATGAACTGTTTTCTTTAAAAATGATAGAATGGGTTTATGACATCCGTCCTAGACATTCTTGAAAATCTCGAATCCAATAATTCCCGACTTTTTAAAGAAGAACTTCTTGAAACCCACAGTGATAATAAACTTCTCAAACGAGTGTTTGTCGCTGTGGGTGATCCATATCTTAATTTCTACGTAAATAAATTCAAAATGCCGCCGGCAAAAGGCATGGGGCATGATGATCTCGTCGTTGAACAGTTCCTTGATGAAATTTATGAGAATCTAGCCAGTCGGAAAAAGACTGGTAATGCCGCCAAGGAATTTGTCGAATACATCTTCAGCGAGATGACACATATTCAGCAGAAGTGGTGTCTCAGGATTCTATTGAAGAATCTAAGATGTGGTGTTCAATCAACCACGGTCAATAAGGTTTGGCCTGACGCTATTGTTGGATTTTCTGTTCAACTTGCAGAAAGCTTGTCGACTCGATATGAGGAAGGAAAAGGAATCATTATTGAAGATAAGGTAGATTATCCTGTTCGAGTAGAACCGAAGTTGGATGGTCTTCGATGCGTGGCTGTGAAGCATGGTGGAGAAGTGACTATGTTCACTCGAAACGGCACGCCACTTGAAACGTTACCTAAAATTAGAACGCTTCTTGAGGGGGCTCCATGGGATGACTTTGTTCTCGATGGTGAAATCATGGGTGTAGATTGGAATGAGTCTGCGTCCGTCGTCATGTCTCATAAGAAGAACAAGGATGATTCAAACATGATTTTCCATGTTTTTGATGCTATGTGTTTTGAAGACTGGCGCGATCAAGAGAATTTTTCGTCACTGTCGGATCGAGTTGAGCTTGTCAAGGAGTTGGTCGATAAGGTTTCTCATACCTCAGTTATCCAGGTCGAAGGTCGGCTTGTGAACAATCAGGAGGAACTTCTTGAAGCATACCTTAATGACACTGACGCCGGATATGAAGGTGTGATGATTAAGGATCTGGGTGCCCATTATCTCTTTAAAAGATCTTCAAATATTCGCAAGATGAAACCCGTGGCGACTTATGAAGGAATTATTGTGGGTCACTATGAAGGGCGGAGAGGATCGAAGAGAGAAGGTATGTGGGGCGGATTCGATGTTCTTCTCCCTAACAGCGTAATTACTAGAGTTGGAAGCGGATTTACCGACAAGATGAAGGCGGAGATTAATCTTGATCCTGATTCGTGGATTGGACGAATCGTTGAGATGGAGGGGCAACCTGACCCATTAACGGGAGATGGACTGACAAAAGATGGAAAGGTAAGATTCCCCGTATATATTCGTGAAAGGGATCCCAGGGACGTGGATCCTCAAATCTTACGAAATTTTGAACTATTTAAAAATAACTAACATTTAAATACAAAATTGGCATCGACTAATATTTAATCATCGTATTGATACAAATTTTAGGAAATAAGCATGCCAATTACTAAAGTACAACAACTGCAAATTAGCGGGACGCTGCCCGCGAGACTTGATGATCAAGTTTTATCTGTTAATTTAGTTAAAGCCAATAGAACGCTAGAAGACGACTTAAATTCTTTACGTACTCAAGTTAGATTAATAATGGGTACCGAGAGATGGTACAATTCTCTCAGCGGTTCTCAAGATTTAGCTGACATTTATACCGCGTTTAGGGTTACACCTTCTACTGGAATTGCTAATTTTCAAAACAATGTATATGTTACAGGTAGTATAAGCGGTTCCGGTAATTTTGAAGTTGGCGGTAACATTACTTTACAAGGTAATTTAGATTCCGATGTAAATGAGTCTAAGACTCTTTTTGGTTCCGTGACAAGTAATACCATTACGATCGGTGGTGGAGGTCTTGTAGAGACAGCTGGTGACTTAAAGGTTGCAGGCAATGACATTCAAGCTTCCGATGGCAATACTAACATCACGATGACTTCGAATACCCTAACAGAGATTAAGGGTAATTTGCAAGTTACAGGAAATCAAATTAAATCATCGGACGGTAATACCGCAATAACGTTAGATAACACTAACGTTATTGTTGCAGGAGACTTAACTGTTAACGGTACTACGACCACGATCGACACGACGAATTTAGAAATCAAAGACTCTATGATCGGTTTGGGTTTTGCGTCGGGAACTATCGCGCAAATGACTGGCGATCGTGGTTGGATTGGTGGTCTTTCTGGTTCTGATAACGTCGTATCATTTTGGGATGATTCCGAAAATGAATTTGCATTCGCGACGACGGCTAATAGCGCGACAGGATCTTTACCGATTCCTGTTACTTCCTACTCAAACATTCGAGCAGCGCAAATTTCTGGTAGCGTTGTAAAGGCTAGCTTGGGACTTTCTGGTTCGTTAACTCAACTCGTTGATGGCACATCTTACCTAGTCGCAGGAGACAATATATCGATTACTTCGGCATCGAATGGTCAGGTTACTATCGCCGGCGCTGGTTTGGCTTCCGCCGCAGCGCAATATCTCGTTTTATCTGCTGACGCCTCTTTGTCGAATGAAAGAGTATTCGCAGCCGGTACAGGTCTTTTAGCGACAGATGCTGGTGCGAACGGTAGTTATACGTTGGCGATTAATGATTCAGTTGTTGCGACAGTTTCTGGTACGACATTCCAGGGCACGATTGCTCCATCGACTAGCAATTCCTATGATCTCGGCACAACGGGAGCCAATTGGTACCGTGGTTATATTCAGCAAATCAGTGGTTCACATACTCAGCTTATAGATGGAACATCAGCGTTTATTGCAGGAACCGGTATTTCGATCGTAACTGGTTCTAACGGCGCAATAACAATATCTAACGCTGGCCTTAACACTACGGCCAAGGGTTACCTATTGGGTAACGATGGTAATGTCGATACAGGCACGGGCGTTGTTACCTTTAGCGGAATTGGAACTTTACCAATGGCTACAGACGAATATCTTGATGTGTACCTTAACGGTGTATTCTTGTCTTATGGTTATGACATAACGAACATTACGACTACAACGTTCACATTAGATTCTAATTTGTCCAGTACGCTAACCGGTGACGATATATTGGCCATTATCTTAAGAGATACTGTTTGATAAATTAAAAAATTAGTAATTTGAATGGCTCAAGTTAATTCTTGAGCCATTTATTTTTTTGTACGACGAGTTATTATTAATTGGTCATGGAACCAAATATCAATATTGATAGTGTAGATTCGAATCAAATAAAATTAAATTTACTACAAGAACTTTTAGCGAATAAAGCCAATGAACTAAAAGAGTTGAATGGTAAAGCCTCAAGATTTGAAGACTACTTTTCTGGATTCAAAGATGCGTTGCAAAAGATGGAAACGTACGTAAGGGCTAATAAAAAAGGCTTAGTTGACTTACGCGTTGAAGGTAAAATTGGTACAGACGTTTATGGTTTTGTTGATAATATTTTTGATTCTTTTTTTAACGTGATAAAAGATCTACAGTTAGAAAACGAAAGATTAGCGTTAGCAAAAAAAACAGAGATTACTTTTAAAACGAGCGAAATACAGTCGCTACAAAAGATCGTCGCATCAACAACCGATTCAAATTTTACGGCGTCTAGTGATGTTGAGACAAAAAAGAAAGAAAGAAAACACAGACCTGACAAGGATCCGACGACTAGAATCGGTGCGGCGGCGCTTGATTTGACCGAGAGAAAAAAAATAAAAAAATAGTTAAAAATTTTGAATTAATTTAAAGACCGAATCTACTTTTTGTCGCATTATAGTTTGCTAAGACCTCTGTCTCGGTTAGCGCTGTGTTATATACTAGGAATTGTCCTAATCGCATATTAGCGTATGTTCCATCTCCCATGCTGGTCGAATCGGTGGCGGCGATACCATAGTGTAAACTGTTACCATTTTCGACAGGATTAAACCTAGAAAACGTGATAGACCCCGCAGAAACTGCATTGACATAGGCGGTTAAATTAGTGCCGTTATAAACGATAACAAAATTATACCAGGCATTAAGTGGCGTAGGAATCGTTGATGTAATAGTTTGCAATCCAGATGCGCTCCACATACCAAATTTCATAGTGCCTGCTACCATTTCCATTTGCGCATCGTGCCAACCATAATTAATCGTCGCCTGTCCTATTTCAGACAATAAAACTCCGTTATCCATCGGATATGCCCACATCGATATTGTCGTTACGTCTGTAGTTACCTTAGTAGCTAACGACGTCGAAGTCAGCAGGTAATCGTTCGTACCGTCAAACGTCAGATAACCATCAGCGTACGCTGGTCCATTCGCTAAGATAGCATTACTGTTACCTCGTAGGTCTATAACTGTTGTTCCGCTACCTGAATAGGAAGACGACTTGCTTATGTCGTAATATAAAACCAGTCCAGAAGTTACTACATCTTTCGTTTTCAATAAACCTAAAGGACTTAATGTTGAACTTATTCTTCCAAACATAATTTATCATCCGAACGTCGACAATTGTCCCAATGTCTTCCAGACGCTGCCAGATCTTATTAGGCTAAATCCAAAGATGTCTTGTTTGTTAGCGTTGCCCGAAGGAATAACATTATTCGCCCAATTAATCGCAGAAGCAACGCCATCTATTTGAACTGCACTTACTATACGTGCTGTAGAACTTTGAGATAGAATGACGGTCGTTGAAATAATTCTCATGTCCTTCGTGGGAACATTCGTAAAATTGGCAGTAACGTTTCCTGTCGGATTATTAACGTAAAATATAGAAGCCTGTGTAGTGTCGAAAACGATGATACCTGTGCTACCATTGTTGTTTACGATTGACTCTGAAACGCTGCCACTAAATTCTGAATATCCCCCCAATAGAGAACCTATCGAAGATGTTACGGGTCCTACGAATTTTGAACCTGATGTCGTCGCGACGACAGAATCATCAATAGTTAATGTCGCATTTCCAGACGTAGCGCCGCCTAGTAAACCAGTTCCAGCTATGACGGCCGTTATATCTCCTGAACCGCCACCGCCTCCACCACCACCATTATTCGACGATCCAGACACTAAAATACGCACGGTTATGATATCGTCTGGTTGTAATGCCGTATTCAAGTTTATAGTATTATTCGTTGGAACTGTATAGTCAAAATCAGAACCAGCTGTAAGAATTTGACCATTTCTAAAAACGTCGATGTCTGTCGTTTCATTGTAGTTGTTGATCAATGTCCCTATCGAAGAAATATCAATATTGCCGAATCCATCTTGTGCCGAGCCAGAGATATATCCTTTTGCGTAAGACTGACCATCTGCGGACGAAATAACGATCGAACCATTCGATGAAGAAATTATAGTTACATTATTTCCCGCGATGATATACGAGGTTCCATCGATCAATCTAGTTAAAGACCCGCTTAATCCTTGATTAAAAATAACAGGCCCAGTAAATGTTGATCCGCTAATCGTTGCTACGACAGAGTCGTTTATATCGAGTGTAATATTTCCGCTTGTTCCTCCACCAATAAGTCCAATGCCTGCATTAACCGCCGTGATATCTCCGACGGTACCATCATTGGTGATGGTTATTGAACCGTTAGAACTAGACGTTATTGATATTCCTGAGCCAGCGATTAGATAAGATGATCCATCAATTAATTTTGTTAATGAACCGCTAAGTCCCAATGTTGCAGTTAAACTACCAGATACGTCGATGTTACCATAAAAACTAGAATCGCCCCCAATTCTTAGTTTTTCAGTCCCTAACAACGAACTTGTTCCGATCAACAAAGCGCCAGATAAAAGCAAGTTTTTGTTTGTTGCGTTATAAATTAAACCACCATCAGAACCAAATGCGCCATTATCGTTGAATTGAATTTGCTGATTCGCTCCTGCGACTGTCGACGCTCCGGTCGCAGAAATGGTTATTGATCCATTAGAAGACGATATTACATTAACTCCCGTTCCTGCAACGAGATATGATGTTCCATCTGTAAGTTTTGTCAACGAACCGCTGAGACCTAAGTTAAAATTAACAGCCCCCGTAAAAGTTGAACCACTCGTGGTTGCGACGGTCGAGTCGTTGATGGATATAGTATAGTTCGAACCAGCTCCACCATCGAGTGTTATTAATCCTGTTCCTACTGTTAACGAACGTGCAGACCCTAACGATCCCGTCGTTGAAAGCAATAGATACTCGGCATTTGTGTCTGCAGAACCATTAGATATTGATGATATGACTTCATCTACTGTCTTTCCGACGTACGCGAAGGCTCTTGCGTAGGCGGGAATTTTTGTAGCACTATAATCCTGTAGAAATAAAATACCATTGTAATAATCTACGTTCCAGTCGATATTGTCTAATAGCGGTATTTCGTCTCCCACGCCACCAGCTCCATTGTCCTTGTATATTTTTACGATATAAGGATTTGGCGCTGTTTGAGAATAAAACGGAGGAACTAGTTGCAATCGTCCTAAGGTTTCATGAACTAGTTTATTATTGTCAAAAACTCCATTACCCGCTCTTGGATTGGTTGAAATTGATTGATAGTTAGAAGGAAGTATAAACTTATAAGCATGAGGACCAGAAACTTGCGAACTTTCTCCTGCGTCTGTACCTGAACCACCACCCGAGACGTTGGCGTCATATGTGGTACCTGTTAAGGCAGTTAAGACGAATTGTATGTACTCTACTGTGCCGTTGTCCGAAGCAGAGGCGCTCTGAATAAGATATAGCGTCTGAATGGGAGAATTTGGTATTGGTTCACCAAAAATTAAATCAGTCGATGTCTGAATATTCGAACCGATTACCTCTTCACCATCAATTTTTAAATTTGAGGTGTGGGCCTTACCGAGAAGTTTTTTCTGCGCAAAAAGTGTGGCGCTCGTATCTGTTTTACCGGCCATTTTAACTCCAGGTTATGCTCACTCTATCTAAATAACCAGTCCAATTTTTAGATGCTGAAATTTTGACTATAATGTATTCAGCGCCCGAGGTCGTACCATCTGCTGTTACACCATTGAATGTGCATGTATTGGTTACACCATCGATGTCGACCGTCGCATTTAAGTCACCGCTTAAACAACCATCTCCTTCGATTATATTTCCTGCTCCCGCTGAAGGCTTACCTAAATCTAATAATCCGGTTTTTCCTGGCACCCCGACTTCTACGAATATGTTTTTATTCGTCCCTAATGCCGCCGCATTAGGCCCTGTTTTTCCAACAATTGTTGCGTCTCCGAATAATGTAACTTGAACGCTGGGTCTGTCATTTACAGTGTTGTTTAAAAATCCTCTAAAATAATTTCTTGTGGAATTTGTTAATGAACTATAGTTAACGTTTTCAGCAGGAGACTCTATTGATCCACCTTCAATATGATTCCTGAAATCTCCATCAACTCCACCATCTTTAGGTGCTAATAGATAAGTGTCATACACCAGTAATCCTGTAGCGTAGGTTGGGTTTCCAACTTGATCGTCCATGCTTATGGTAGAATCCCAAGTTTTTGTACCACCTGTTATATCTGATTGAGCAGTATAAGATCCACTTGTGAGTCTGTAAGTTTCACTCGTAAAGTATTCATCTGTATTAGCATTGCTCGTGTTTACAGGTGTCCATGTTAAAAGATTCGTCGTTAGTTGCGTCGATAAAGTAAGATTTGACTTTAGAGGATGAACGAACACCATCGCTCCACCGCAGCTGTATGCAGTCGTGTATGTTCCTGGTAAAGATTTTGTTCGCGTAAAGTTTATAGTTCCGCTAACATGTAGCAATTCATTTTGGCTATCTACGTTTGCATTCAAGGTTTGAAGGCTGTCTGTTGTAGCGTTCGTAGTTTTCGTCAAAGATAATCCGGAACCCGACTGGATAATTTGCGCGGCGGTCGCATTTGTTAGATTGGTGAAAGAAATAGCAGTTGAGCTATTGGAATAAACGTTCTTATAAATGTTCGATATTCTAGTTCTTATGCTTCCTGATGGGGAATTAAAGAACTTAACTCCGCTCATGTATGAGAATGAATCATCACCAAATATTGACAGTCCGTTACCAGCAGAAGAAAGAGCATTTGAATCGGGATCATTAACCCACTCGACATAATTGGTTGTTCTGTCAACACCGTTTACTGTGTGATATACTCGCAAATAATTCCAACCAGTTCTTTGATTGGCGGGTACGACTCTGTACTTGGCAGTTCTCTGTATTTCTGAATATCTTGGGACACCATTGTCGAACAAACCTGGACCCCATGTGCTTAATGCAATGAAACCTGAACCATTTGCATTTAAACTTGTACCTGTTCCTGCGCCTGGCGATCCAACGCCTACGAGGTTATAAGATCCTGTTAATTCAACAGTGTGTATTACGCTTCCATTTACTTCGAGACTAATGCTTCCACTGTTGGCATCTGAAAATGCGTTTGCGACGTAGTCCTGACCTGGTGACGTCACATCTTCATTCAAATCACCTTCCATGGTTGTCGCGCCGGCGAATACTGCTCTTCGAAGATTTGCACCTGATGTTGCAACTTGATATACTGCATTAAGATCCGCCGCAGAGAATCCTGCGTCTGTCGAAGAATTCGTGTATCCTGTTATAGATTTCGATGAACCGAAAGAAAGTCTTGCCGTCGTCCCTGCGTTGTCAGAATCTATATTGTCTAAATCAGGGACTGGCGTTAAAGTTCCAGTACCCGCGCCAAAGTCTACAGTGATAGAAGATACGTTACCTGTCCAGGAAGAATCTGCTAGTATCTTTAAAACGACATACTCATTATTGTCTACTGAAACATTTCCAAAGTTTAAATAGTTTGTAGCGTTTAAGGTACTATCAAAGCTTAATAAAGCATTAGAAACATAAGCCCCGGCGCCTTCTTGCACGTTATCTAATACAAAAGGTAACGCCACGTCCATCCACCCTGTTTTACCAGGTATTTTAATAAAACACTTGATTCTTGACGCGTTGAACGCTGTCGCATTAGAGACTATAGTCGATGATCCATTCATCGCCAAAGACAGATCGTATTGAGCTCCAGATGTGTTTTTAAACCATCTATAAAATGTTCTTGTGCCTATTATACCAGAATAATTTGGATTTTCATTAGGACCTCCTGAGAATACGGAGAAGTTACCTCCATTCACAGCGTTTTTTGGAGATACTAACGTTGTATTATAAAATTGAAGTCCGTCCGAGTGGCCTCCATTTGAAGAAGTCATGTAAATTTCTGAATTCCAAACATTCGAGACATTAACGACGTCGGCTTGCGTATCGTATGATCCTGATATTATTCTATAATTTTCACGACGGAAGGTTTCGGCTAATTCGGTTGATGTATTCGAATAATTGTACGTTAGTATTTGCGATGTCGTTGACTGACCACTATTCGTTAAATTAGATTTAAGAGGATGTGTAACGTTGACACCCGCAGTAATTGAACCATTAATTAAATAGTTCGCAGTGAGTGTAGCTGAAGACGTTAAATGTAGAGCTTTAGCGTGCGTTTCTCCTGCACTCGTGTTGATAGTAGGTTTTGTCTGGTTCGCAAAACTAAAGCTTAATCCTGAGCTAGCAGCAGAAGAGTTCGATGTCGTAAAACTAATCGCTGTATTATCATAAACGTACTTATATGCGTTGTCGACTTTGACTTTATAGGTTAAAGTACCGCTTTGGAAATATTCAACACCCGAAAGATGGATTGAACCAGAACCTTCAAAAGACAAAGAATTATTGCTTGCAACTAATGCGTCAGCGTTATTGTCATTTATCCACTCTACGTAATTTGTTTGAGTTTGTGTGGAACCCTTATCGTGTATAACTTGAAGATAATTCCACCCATTTCTTTGGTCAGCAGCGTGAACTAAGTACTTTCCTGTTCTGTGCTGGAATGGTGGAAAGGAAAGACCGTTCGATTGCACTGCGCTGCCAGTCTGCGATAGATTCGTAAAACCCGATCCATTCGCATTTAAATGAGATTTTGTACCAGATCCTGGGACACCAGATCCTGCTGAGCTAGTCGTTAAATTTACGCTATGCAATAAAGCACCATTTGCATATAGTTTTAAAGTGCCTTGGTTGGCTTCTCCAAAGGAATTTGCGACGTAATTTGTCACGCCAGTGTTATGAACGTAGGCAGGTACGTCTTCGTTTAAATCGCCAGATATATTTGAGGTGCCTGTATAAATTCCTTTTCTTATGTTATCTCCTGACGTAGATGAACTATACGAGTCATTAACGTCTACGGCAGAAAATCCCGCTGTCGTATTGCTGGAAATATACGCCGGCGAAGCGCTCGATTGATCGTTGCTTATACCAAACGATAAATACGCGGTTGTTCCTGCCGACGTATCACAGTCAACGTTGTCTAGGCTTGGTGCTGGACTTGGTGCTAACGCTAAAAATAATTCATTGAATCTATCGATAGCCGTTCCGATTAGCGTGTTCGATGTAAAGTCGGTATAAATGCCGTCTGCATACGTACCATCTTCAGGCTCTCCGATAGTTCCTGACACTACGGCGATGCCAGTAGATTCCTGATTTAATATAAACCCAGGCCCAAATTGGAGATTGGAGGTAGATGATACTGAATTAGAGCCTGAAGAAACCGTAATTGAACCAGCGTTTTCTGACGAAATTGTTATAGGACCATTCGAAGCCGAAGAGATCGAGATCCCTACGCCGGCTACGATATATGAAGTTCCATCTACTAGTCTTGTTAGTGAACCGCTAAGACCTTCATCGAAGCTCACGGACCCTTTAAAGGTCGAACCAGATACCGTAGCAACGATAGAATCATCGACATTTAACGTAATGTCGCCTATCATACCACCACCAGACAGACCAGTTCCTGCTGTAACTGAGGTGATGTCACCTGCTAAACCTGAAATTGTAATCGATCCATTAGAACTTGTAACGATCGCAATATTTTCTCCTGCGATCAAATACGAAGTGCCATCTGTTAGTTGAGTTAATGAACCGCTTAGCCCTTGATTAAAATTAACAGCACCAGTAAAAGTTGAACCGCTAAGTGTTGCGATAGCTGAATTGTTTATTGAAATAGTATAATTTCCACCCGCTCCATCATCAACTGCCTTTAAACCTGTGCCTACTGCAAAAACTCTTTCAGCAGATAAAGAACCAGTAGATGAAAGCACAAGATATGGCGCATTAGCGTCGGCACCACCACCTCCACCCGAAAATAAAACTAAGTCGCTGTCCGCAATGCCATTTTTATACCAATATTTGTAAGCTTCTCCCCCAATGATCAATCTAACTTCCATCGATTGAAATCTAACTGCTTGAGGAATAGTAGCGTTTGCAACTGCAATAGCGCCCGCAATTGTATCATCTCCGACAGGACCAGAATACGGGCCAGACCAAGAATCTACGGGTATCGGATTAACGGGTTGTATGCCAAACGGGACTTCAAGACCTGGTGTTAGTGCCATGTTCAAGTCCTCGTTACTTCGTGGCGATGGTTCGAAGTATAAGCTGCTCCAATTGTCATTGTGTACACGTTATAAGACGATAATGTTCCAGCACTATCTGCGACGCTAAATGTTGATGAAATATATGCGCTAGTAATATCAAATCCATATGCGTCCAAATCATTTACTTCGTCGATTGTTAGTGGCGCGGGCATAGCAACTGTAAATATTACATTAGTCGAACCCGTATTCAAAATAAACGGATTATCTCCGTTTATAAATATCCTATCTGGTAAAGCTCTGACTGCATTCGAAGTCGTCGGGGCCGCTGCAGATGGTCCAAAAAATATAACTCTATTAAATGCTACAGAAGTTGTACTTGACATAGTTGTTTCATAGCTATCGACTACTCTCACTCGATAATATATCGTCGTCGCAGTCGATAGGGTCGGATCGTTGTGAATAGTAGAGGTAATTGTTACTGTTTCAGGATTACCTGAAACAGCTACGTTAGATAAACCTGGTACTGCCGTCCAAGTGCTTGTACCATTCGGGCGATATTCGACAGTATAACTAGATATTGCTGCTTTATCGTAGTTTCGAGTTATCGTACCCGTTATAGTTGATCCAACATTTCCAAATTCTCTAAGTAAATTTGTTTCTCCTACTATCCCGCCTGACGTTTGAGTCGTTATTGCTAGCAAAATAGAAGGTACGGTATAAGTTGACGGTGTACGAATATCGTCGTCGTCATAAAATGCGTGACCAACGCCAATCGGATCCCCGAGTTCAGAAACTTCTTTTTGCCCAGTTAGTGGACCGTCTAGAACTCCTTCTCTAACTAAATCTCGTACATCGCCAGTTATTTCGCCTGTTTTATTGATATACTTTAGTCCGCGTTGTTGAACAAACACATCTTGTACCGCATCTGGATTCGTATATGAAATATCGGTGGGTCCAACGATCGGCGCCTCGAACAAACCAAGTCGAGATTTTGTACCAACTAATCTAATTCCATCTTTATGCTCTGCCATACCGTATATGTTGCGCATAAAGGTACGCTCAGTGATCTCATAAAAAATATCAGAAAAAGAAAAGAAGTCTCCAATTGTGACATTAATTCCTTTTTCTACTAGGTCTCTGTGCTGAATATAAACTTCTATTTTATATTGAGCATCGATACCGAACTTATCTATTTTGGTGTCTGTTTGAAAGCTGTTGTCTACTAGCGCATCTATTATTATTGGATTATCAAAAATCTTTTTTAACGCTTCATTATAAACTTCATGAGTCTTAGTTTTAATTTCAGAAATAGGATAATAAATTATTTTTTGTCCGACGACGTCTTTAATAATTTCTTTTGTAATATCCGATATGAAATTTAGTTCTCTCGGACTCATGAATAAGCGCGCCATGACCTAAATATGATTCTACGCGACGATATTCTATAAGGATTTCGAATACGTCACATTACAATTTATCGAGAGTAATTGTTCAATATTCGGTTTCATAAAATCTTTCAAAATTTCGACTTATCCAATTTGAATACTCTTTCCAAGAGGCATTGGTATAAACCTAAGTTGTTTATTTAAGTTTTCTGCTGCTAGAGCATCATTTTCTAACAACTTAGACTTAGTCATATTTAATAAAAATTCTTTCATTTGGTTTATTAACTTATCTTTATCTTCTCTTCCTTGCGAGATTAAAGCTTCGCCGTTTAATTGAAGGTCTGCGTTAGGAATTGGTATGTTTTGGAATTTAGATCTGATTAAACCCAACAGTTCCTTACACAACGCTAGCGTGTATTGACGAATCCATTGTCTACCTGGTTGATTTATCGTAGCAAATGGTAAATTACCTAGTGGAAAATTATTTGGACCTGATATTCCGTATATCGAGTTATCGGTGTACAGAGGTTTATACGGATCATGGGGTGGCATAAGCTTGATATACATTTTACCCAACTGCAAATCGCTGGTTGGAATCGGGTAAATTCTTAACTTGCTACCCAATAATTCATAACTATAATTGGAGCGTCTTACTCTAAAGGCGCTTTCTAGCATTCCTCTTCTTAAGACGTCTTCAAATATAGGAAGTACGTAGAATATTGTAGAGTTTACGTACGATTCATAATTAAAATTAGTCGCTAAGAAGTTTGTGATATTAGATGCGTTAAGAAGAAACGTTTGCGCTGCCAATGGCTCAAAATGAAAAATTTCGACTATTTTTAATTTACCTTTTGAACCACTCAGCGTATCGAAGAAAACTTCCCCAGCATTGCTGCCCGACAATACCTTTACGTCTGAATAAATGTCATAATCTTGTTGACCGCTGATTAGATCTACATAGCACATCGTTGCGTCATATGAACCACCAACATATGCTTCTGTTGCATAAGGTTCTGCCATGCGCAACAAATATTCTAGCGTTTGTCTTGAATATTTGTTGGTAAAGTCTGCAGAACCAGTGTTTACGCCTAATACGTTCGTTAGCTCAGACGTAATTTTTGTTTCATGAATTAACCTTGAATATTCACAACACGCTTCTTCAAAGCACGCCCATATCTCTTTTCGAGTTAATTCTACAGACAACACGTCGTCGCCAAGCTTGCGCTTAACGAATGTAATCATTCCGTCAGCTTCTGCTTGAAACGCAGTGTCACTATCAAAAAATCCAAAAGGCGTCGGGCTAATGGTGTCAGAAAATAAAGGCATATCCTTAAATAATAAGCAAGCGTCAATATTGACGTCGACTTAAAATTTAAGTAAAAATTAATAATCTTTTAAAGATTCGATGACTAATAATCTTATCATCTTTCTTAAAGATTCTTTTTTTTCATTATCGATATCTTCTTCTGCAATTTCTTCTTCGGTTTGTGTCATTGTTCGGCGCGCTCCGAAGGGAACGTACCCAGTCATGGCTTGTTTCATATATTAAATACTACATTCCAGAAATAATAGCTTGTACCGCTGTTTTAACTCTTTCTTGTAGCTCGACTGGCAATGCTGAAAGTAAAATATAAGTTTCTGGTTTTAGGTATCCTGTCGCTGAACCGCCTTCGATATAATCACCTGTCGTATTAACTCCTACTCTAATAGCAAGAGGTGGCGGACCTTTTCTATCGTGTACGATTGGTTGATACAAATCTACTTTTTGCATGACATGTTATCCCTTTAGCACTTTGTCAGATTTCGTCAAATTCTCGTTCATTAATTGAAATTGTTCTTTTAAAAGAGATAATCGATCAATCAAGGTTTGAACGTTTCTTCCGGTCGATTGTTCAACCTTGATGCGTTCTTCTAGTTCAAAAATTTGTTGTAATAATTCTTCTGTCAAAGCCGACATATGTTATACTCAAGTGATAGATGACTTACTGATGGTTTTTAATTCATGTTGAAGATTAGATATCTTGTCTTCTTCTTGCTTTGCCCAATGAGAAAACTTGGATTGATTCTGTACTTCGTCGATCGAAGATAAAGCGTCTAATAGAACTAGATCCATTTTTGATTTAACTTCTTGCGCGGTTAAACCTTGATTAACGGTTACACAATTATATACAGCTAAAAATTGCTCAGGGCTTAAAGTAAGTTTCATGTATACATTACCTTATAACAGGTTTTTGTTTGTAGTAAACTTGTCCACGTCTTTGGAAATTTTGCAACGTCGAAGAAAACACAACCTTCTGCGCAATAAATTTTAAGCTTATCGGCGAATCTTTCGATTGCTGTTACGTCACACAAAATTTCGTCTCCATCATCAAAGTTAATATCTAGAGATGATTTAGAGATGCCGCTTTCAAAAATCATCGATCGTTTACCTTTATAGTCAACACGAAGGGGTTCAAGTTCTACTAGCACCCCGGTGGAAAGTTTTAGATGATTTACTCCGTCAATATCTAACGAATCTAGTTCTTCTGCCAGACCACAAGAATCATGTTCATCAGACTCTGATTCCTGCCAAGCACGAAGTTCATCATGTAAATAATCTGTTTTTAAAAAATCGACGTCTGATTCGTTTTCACTTTGCTGTGAAAGAGAAGTGACTAAATGATTACAAAGCTTACTATAAAGTAAGTTGATTTGTTCTGATGCTTCCCAGTTTTGGTTTGGAAGAGATTTTACTTGGAAAAGAATTTGAGAAAGTAATAAAACTTCAGCGTTTTCTAGTTTCATGTCGACTCTCCTAACTAAAAAAGGTCGGTTCCTCCGAGGAGGAATCCGACCAAAGACTAGACTTACTTAAAAATCAGTAAGACTTACCAGTCTCGCTATAGTGCTTCTGAAGCAAACGATAAAGCGTACGTGCCTCTGAACCAGTAAGCTCTACGGCGCCGCCACGATTTGGAAAATCGATGAACAGGCGAGTAGAATCGGTCTTACGGTTGGTGCTAACTGCTGCTGTAATTGTCGTTGCGTCGCGACGAGCAGTCTCAGTACGAAGCTTACCCGTACGATCCTCACGAGTACGGATAACAGCGTTGCGATTTTGCGAAACAAACTTGCGATTCTTACGTGTCTTCATAATGATATTCTCCATGGACAAGAGCATTTTATTAGGCTCTCGTTGTTATGAGATAACATTATGACATCGCGAATTGTATGTACAAGAAACTTTTTAATTCAGATCTTTTTCTCACCTGCTTTAGCAAGAGCGATACCCGCAGCTTTTGTTGCTTCGGCATTTCCCATAATTAATTCAGCGCCGAGTTTTGCTAGCGGCTTTAACAACGATGAACTCATGCTATTAATATCTTTTCCCGCTTTCAAGGCCGTAATTGCCGAATTAAGATCTTGAGCTAAATCTGGCATTCCTAGTGCCTTCGCTGCATTAGCAACTGCGGTGTTCAAGCTGCCCGCGACGGAAGATTTGCCAGTTTCTATTTCCTTGACGATTGCGTCGAAATCTTTTTCTTGTCCCCCGACTCCCGTAAATGCTTGTTTTATTTCGTCAGCACTTTTTGAAAAAGCATCTTTTACTCCGTCTACGTCGCCAAGACCTTCTAGCGCTTGTTTTAAGGCGTTGGGATCCTTAATTTTATCTTTTGTAATTAAATCTACAATCGACTTAGCATCGACTGCTTCTTTTAATACTTTTCTAGTAATTTCTTGTTTAATGATTTTTCGAAGTTGCGATTCTGTGATTCTCATAGTAGTATATACTCTTTCTTGTATTACTTTTTTTTACGTGATGGTTTTATGCGCGAAACTAATTTAATCATTTCTTCTACTTCTCTTAGCGAAGCTTCAATTTTAGTTTCAAGAGGTAATACCTCAATCGGAACTATTCCGCTACCATCAAGCCCGCTGGTGCGCCACGATCTGATCGATTTTAACATGTTCTCAAGTTCGCCTTTTACTCGAAACAGTTGCGCACCAACGTCGTTTGGTTTTAAGATCGGACCCATTACATTTTATAATAATTAAGAGACACTAACATACTTTTAAAAATTCTTTTAATAAAACATAATAAAGTTACAAATAAAAAAGGAGACTTTATTCTAGCCTCCCTCATGTCTGATTCTAGCATTTACTTATGTCTTACTTCGAGTTTATTAAACCCGCAATAATATTTGGTGAATTGCCAAATTCGGCTGTTTTATTACCATCTCCTCTTGCAACTGCGTATACGGCAGCTGTGGAGGCAAAAGCAGATACCTGTTCTGAGGTTTTTGTAATATCGTCGGCTCCTGTCAGCGGATTAAATCCCACTGCATTTTTACCATTGACTTTATTCGCGTAAACTTGACCGAACCACCCATTCTTGATGTACCCTTTTGGATCCATGACATATGTCCAATTGCACGCGTCGGGCGTTGCATCAGGCCACGTATTACCTTGTAGGGGTGTATGTGGCGTATCACCATAAGCCACAAAAACGGTATTTTGATCTAGTTTTTCTGTCGGGCTTTCTGGATCTATTTGCTGGGATAAATAATTGTAAAAACTATCAAGAATTTTTCCAAGATGCTTAGTCGTGTTACGCGCTTGGTTCATTTGCGTCATACCATCAAATGACACGTGTGGATCAGTAAAGGTTGTATCGCTAGTTGGACCCGGCGAAAGAGCGACAATGGCAGTTTTACTTAAGCCCAACGTAAATGCTTTAGCTACGACGATTAGCGTTCTTCCAAATTCTTCTATTCCTCTTCTTTGCGCTGCTGTCATATACACAGAAGATGCATTGATACTATCAATCATTTCCTGAATTCCAAAGTCATTTAGATCTTGACTGGTTGGAGTAAGCTGTGCTGCGAAATTTAGTCCAATGATACGAGCCGCATTTTTGGTTATCTGTAACTGTGGCGCCCAAGAAGAACGTTCCGAAGATTTCCTGAGACCAATTAATGCCTTATAATAAGTTTCAAACAACTCCTGATCTGCCTTAGTCGCTAATGCAAATTGACTTGCTGCAGAATTAAACAAATCGATCATACCCGCAGAGGAAGGAACAGTAGCAACTTCAGGAGCGCCAGGCGCTCTACCATATTTTACAGGATCGATACCCAATACAGGAACAATAGCCGATGAACCTGCTGCACCTAGCGAAGCCAGCGCTGCTTGCATTGACGCATTGCCCGACAAGGTAACTTGAGAAATTGGAAATTCGGTGTGGGTTTCATCTTTACCCGACATAAAGGCAGACACGGGATATTTTGGTACGCCAAGGTTGTGATCAAACCATGGCGCATGAGGTCCATAAAAGAAAGTTTTATCTCCACCCGACCAACCTTTTACGCCCATGGGTAATGTCGGCATCGAGTTTCCTTTGCCCCAAGTATAAGTACCTCTATACCCATTCGCAGGATTATACCCGTATTGCGAAGTATAAAGATATGAAGAAAATCCGCCAAATTGCGAGGATAAACCTGGCACATTAGCATTTTGACATGCCTTAAAACCAACATCCGCGACGGGCCATAGTTCTTGAAACCATGCTTGTGAACCATTAGGCGCAGGCACTAACAACGATCTACCATACGTCGAACCAGCCGCTTCTGCTAATCCGCTACCACCTTCGTCTGCTAAAAAATTTAACAACTTAGAACGCTCAATACCGATCGCAGTAGCCGCTACGGTTGCCATCTTCAAAAAAGTACGACGTCTCTCGTTTTGAAGTTCTTTTAATTTCCAATTTGCCATATTATCCTTCTTTCACTGACATGAATGTGCTGCAGCAAGTAACGTCGCGACGACGATGATTCTTTTCTTAGAAACATCAGTTAAACTACTTTTATCAGCTTTGTCGACTAATAAATTACACAATAATATGTGATCATCAGTAGCCGGTGTTCCAATTAAACAACTCACTGATTCTTCAACGCAACTACCATCGGATGCAAACATGGGTTTATTTATACCATTTAAAGAACATGCAGGTGCCTTAATCGGATCCGAAATATTTGCAATAATTTGAGGAGCAGCTTGAATGAATATATCCATTAATTTCATGGCAGATGCAGTCGAGTGTTCTTCTTTTTCTGCTAAGCGTGAATCTAATCTAGGAACGCCAAGCGCGTCTTTACCTGCAAAATATAGATAACCTGCTGTAGCTGGTTTTGCTACGCAATAACCGTCTGCTGCATCGGGCGAATTATTACCAACGTCTAAACAGCTACGATTAACTTGATTAGTTTTATCGTCTTGATTACAAAAACATGTTTCATTAGGCGAACATACAGGGTCGTTAGTGCCATTAGCGTTTGTGATAGCCATTTCGCAAGAATTACCGCTACCTCCAAAAACGCTACTTAGCGTAACGTTTTGACCAAAAATTGGCGTTGTTGTAGCCTTAGTATCGCTTAAATTTCCTTGCGGAATAATCGCGCCACGAGATCTTAAAAAGTTTCCTAATTGAACATATGAAAACTTATGACAAGAATGTAGTCGCGACGCTATTTCATCAAGATTTGGTACGTCATATTTCGGTAATTCCATTCCGCCGGAACCCATAGACGATCCTACAGACGTTATAGATTGAGACGTAGATGTGACTGTCGCTGATACTGAAACTGTTACCATTGATGTTCCACCAGCACCGGCTTGGTTTGGTATTTCGGGACAAAAATTTTCTCCGATTTCGGGCGCTTCCGCACCGCAGGCAGAAATTAAATAAAAGATGACGAATACTAAACCAGGAATAAATTTATTTTTCATATCAAAACCTCGTAAAGTCATCAGATAGTAGAATCGTTTTTAGAACTTTTTTTAGGTTATATCCATCATTCTTAAATTGTTTTACTAGTTTTGACATAGTAATCAATTCAGGATTTGGATCATTACGATCTGGTAGCGACACCCATGATCTACCACCAATTTCTGTAATATCGGCGCGCCCCATCGCATAATTCCAAACTCGCTTTATTGCGCATTCTACGACCTCATCGTCTTTTGCCATTTGTTGACCCAGTTCTTTTAGGTTCGCAGCGGGAGCAGATACCTCTACTCCATCAACGCGCATGGTCTTTTTCCACGCGGTTAAATTATTTCCATTATTCGGACATGACGGTGCCGTACATAGCCAATCGCTCAATTTTGCCCGTGGAGAACCGTTCACGGGGACTAAAACGGAATATTCACCTGCCATCGTTAAGGGTTGGAATATTCCCTTCGAGTCAAATTGACTAAATAACGGTGCTCTATGATTCCATGTTGAATGACAATTCGCGCATACGTTACTGCTGTTATATGCATGGAAGTCTACGCGGCCACCATTGCACTCTCCTGCTATTTCGCTTACTGGCCATTTGTTTTGATAACCAGGAATCGGTAATTCTCCACTACAAGGTGCATCGGACGGCGGTTGGTCGGTGGGTTCTCCTCCCGATTGTTCATTTCCTGATCTACATAGAAAAGTTTCATGAAAAAAACGATTGCGTCTAAAAGATAAATTACCGTAATAAAGACTTTGTACTCCTGGGTCTGTTAGAATTCCTGAATGGTTCATACCCGAAGGAAGATTATTACAATTACCATCGATAAAAACGTTGTTTATGGAATTAAAAGTAGGACAAGTATTAGACTCTTGAACAAGAATGTTTCTCCAATCTTTCTCTTCATAAACTACTTTAGCTGCAAAAACGGGCGCAGTATCACGAGTAGGTTCTCCCATCGTGGTAGACGGACCGCTCATCTTAAAAGTGTATTTGAAGAATTCCACTAAAGTTGCAGCGAGTCTGGGATCTGTCAGTTTCTTATCAATAAGCTCTTCGTACTTAAATTTTTGCTGATCGGGTGGAAGATCCCCGAGTTCGTAGATCTCAGAAAGAGTAGGCGCATCTCCAACGAGTAGGATAGAGGCTGTTCGAAGAGCTTCTGAGTAATCTAGTTCTCTTTGATCTAGTTCAGTAAATTCTTGTTTTG